AAGAAGCACGAGAGATCAAGCTCAGACTGGATGAGATGACCAAAATATACAGTCAGGGAAAGGATATTAACGCTGTCCTGACTGATATGGAAATCAAGTTAAAACAGTGGAAAAACGAGCTTGACAAGTCTTAATAGAGGCTTGACATTGTATAAATAGTACGTTACCCTTAATGGGTAGTAAAAACATCTAAAACACTACAAAGGACTAATTATGTCATTCGCAACACTAAAGAAAAAGTCTGGAAAGTTTCAAAATCTCACTAAAGAGATAGAGAAACTCAATAGCTCTGGTAAGCAAACCGACGAGAGACTATGGAAACCAGGCGTTGACAAATCTGGTAACGGATTTGCCATTTTAAGGTTCATTCCTCAAGAGCAATCAGAAGAACTACCTTGGGCACAAGTTTGGAGTCACGCATTCCAAGGACCTGGTGGTTGGTTGATTGAGAATTGTCCAACTACTAAGGGTGAAAAATGCCCTGTATGTGCTCACAACAGTACACTGTGGAACAGTGGTAGAGAACAGGACAAGGACGTAGCACGTAAGCAGAAGCGTAAGCTTTCTTACTATGCAAACGTTTATGTCGTTAAGGATCCATTAAATCCTGATAATGAGGGACAAGTATTTTTATACAAGTTCGGAAAACGTATATTTGACAAGTTGTCTGCACGTATGCAGCCTGATGAGAATGATTACGATCCACAACCAGCGATAAACCCATTTGATCTATGGGGAGGTGCTGATTTTAAACTTAAAATCAAGCAGGTAGCAGGTTACTGGAACTATGATGATTCTTGCTTCGCTGCTCCAGGTACCCTAGGTGGGTTCGATGATGAACGTCTAGAGGAGATCTTTAACAAGGCTCACTCACTCAAGGAGTTCACAGATGATTCGAACTTCAAAACTTATGACGAGCTTGATGGTCGTCTTAAAGCGGTTCTGGGTCGAGCTGTCAAACCAAAAAGCTACGACGCAGAAACCGAGGAGTCCGAAGGAGAGATTAATGCCCTTGGATCCAATCCTGCTCCAGCAGCAGAAAGTTGGACAAAGGGGGTTGAAAACTTCTCAGAGACAAAAGCTGCAGTATCTGCACAATCGGAAGATGATGCATTGAGTTACTTTCAGCAATTAGCTGCAGAGGACTAATGCTACACGAACTTTTTCCAGTTCCTGTATGGGAAGAGAATATTGGGGTGCCTGACGGCACCCTTTCGTTTGTCGATGAAAAAATCAAGTATGAACGTATGGGTGCTCACGGTAACACCAAGAGCATATCGTGTAATAAGCAAATATTAAAGGAATTCCCAGAACTCGAAAATCATATATTTGAGGGTTTATCACGGTACCTTAGAAACCACCTTTTAGTCGCACCTAACGTAATTATCGAAATTGTGCGATCTTGGGTGGTTTTGCACTATCCTAAAGATTATTGCGATTTTCATACTCACTCTAATGCAATATGGAGTGGAATATTCTATATACAGACAGAACCGAACAGTGGAGACCTCCTATTCGATAAAACGGGATTATATCCAAACTGTTTTCTACAAGTTTTAGAACCTGATACATTAGGTTACACTAACGCCACTGCAAAGCACCAGAGGTTCCAACCTAAGCCAGGTGACCTCTTTGTGTTCCCATCTCAGTTGATGCACAAGGCAGAATCCAACCAATCCACAAACTGTCGCTATTGCATAGCCTTTGATGTGTTTGTTCGTGGTACAATAGGTACAAGACACGGTAATGAGGTCACATTATGAAATTTCTTCCACTTTTGGCAATTCCCTTCCTAGCAGCTCCAGTCCAAGCTCACCACAAAACTACAAATTGGGTAAAACCAACTTTAGACGGAGCAGAGGTAGCTCCAACACATTGTGTTAAAGATCCTCAATTTGGATGGAATTGCTGGTATAAACGAGTAGAACGTCGAAGGAGGCACCGTCACCACGATCATTGGGGTGAAACGCATTATTTACCTTGGTATCAATCGACACCAGTATTCAGACCTAACAAGTACAATCATCACGGAGTACCTTGTTACATCTATAAAGACGAAAATTGGTGTTTCTAGGTTGAACCCTTACTTACAAGTGAGGTACTAGAACCACTACCAGACGCAGACCCAGTTGAAGCAGTGCTTTGGCTGGGTTTGTTGTATTTGGGTAAACCGATAAATTCTTCTGCAAGAGATCCCTGAGTCTTTTTGTATCCATTCTCATCAACTTCTGCGTTGGGAAGGTACATTGCTAGTTTCTTGAACTCAGCGACGAAATCAGTCAAATATTGCGGGCGAAGCAGGTATATATTTCTCTTAGTTTCATTAATTTCGTTCTCGTATGCATAGTATGATACAGGTATGCGACTTGATGATGAAGGTACAATACTGCCATCAGGTTTGGTGTATTGGAAATCCTCAGGTACTTGATATCCTGATTTCAATAGTACACTACCATCAGTATGTAAGTATTCTAAAGTTTCATAGTGTCTAACACCTTCTACTGAACCATACTTGTCTTCAACGTACTTGAAGAGATCCTCACGGTTCATTGGCCAGTCTTGATTCACGTTGATCACATTGTTTACAAGCAATATGACCCAATCTAGACCAGAATCCTTATAGAACTTATATGCTACTTGATCAGGTCTCTCATTCTCACCAATTTCATATTGGAGGAAACCTAACAGAGCACCTTGAAGTGAATCACGGATTTTGATCCTTCTGAAGATATTAACCGCAAGTTGGTAAGGTTGAAATCCATCAACCCTAGTCTTATTACGGACATATACCTTAGGTAGGTACTTAAAGTAAGCCATACTATCTTATTTCGTTTTTGGTGAGGAATGCAGTTTCATCGAAGTTTAAACTCAAGTTAAATGCAGCAGGACCATAATCCACACCACTATCATATTCATCTTTCAATGAGTTGTAAGGACCATCAGGAGTAAGATCCATACTAAGGTTTGTTAATACACATTTCACAGGGAATTGCATAATTCTAGAGAGTCTTGCAGGTTGTCCTGCCATTAGATCTAGATCACCATCTTCATTGGGAGAACCTTCTACCCTTACGATACCTAGCCTCATATAGTCAGGTATCGTAAGGAAACGGTTACTACCACCACCTGATTCACTACCTAGAATCGTTGCAGTCATATCAGACATTTCTTCATCATCATCGAATCCCTGCAGATCTTCAGGTGTACCATCATTTGTTCCAGGTAACATTGCTTTACGAAGGACGTGTATTATCCTATAAAGTTCTTTGGCTTCTTGCATATTCTTTGGCACACACTTAAAGTTAAAGTTGTGTGATCTGTAAGTTGTACCTCTAAATGTTGTTTCTTGATATGGGTTAAAAATCTTTTTAGTTGTTAGTGCAGATATTGCGTTGGCATCTAAACCATCTGCCTGTAATCCTAATGCACTGTTCACAGTACCTATAGCAGATCCCACAGCATTCATAATAAATTCTGGTTTAGCAGCACCAGCAGTCTGTTGTAGTGCTTGAACCATATTGCCTTGCATATCTGCTCTACCACCTGCATTACCAGCCATAGCAGAATTGACCATCTTCATAGCACCAAGACCAGCAGCACCTAGAGTAGTTCTTGCATACTCAGCACCGTATTCTTCTTTTAACCCTTGGGGTAAATACAAATAAATAGTTTTATATAGAGCACCTTCACCGCTACTGTTGCCACCAATGTGCTTGTAAGGGTTACCCTTATCTGAACTATATACTTTTATCACCAAGTAATCCACTACCTTAGTTTCATAGGAGTCTGCATCAGTAATGGCTGCACTGATTGAGTCCCCACCAGGTACTTGTGTTGGAATTGATCTTGGATATACTAATGGAGCTGCCATATGCCGAAGAGAAAAACTTACTCAGGAAGATTCAGACCTAGTAACCCAGGCAAGTATAAAGGTGATCCTACAAACATTATTTATAGATCTTCTTGGGAGAAGAAAGTAATGCTTTGGTGTGATGTGAATTCTAACGTTGTAAAGTGGTCTTCAGAAGAGATAATTGTACCTTATATCTCACCTGTAGACAGGAGACCACATAGATATTTCCCAGATTTCTATGTTAAAGGTCGTTTGAGAGGCAAGGGTCTCAAGGAATATATTATAGAAGTTAAACCTGATAGAGAGACTAGAAGACCAAAACCTAAGGTAAAGGTAACTAAACAGTACCTTAACGAGATAAGAACTTATAGTATTAACCAGGCTAAGTGGAAGGCTGCTACAACGTATGCTAAAGACCGTAAGATGGAATTTGTGGTATTAACCGAGCACGATTTAGGGCTATGAGCCTATTTGAAGACATAAAAGACTTAGCAGGAGGTAAATCTCAGAATCCATCTTGGTGGAGGAGCCAATTTCAGTACGGATTGGAGGGAATGACACCATCTGCAGAACCTGGTTCTATTGGAAGGATGCTTTTCTTCACATATAGAGCAGAATATGGTGAGAAGTATAGGTTTTGGGATGTATATCCCTTGGTTTATATCTTAGGAGAAGACTCTACTCACTTCTGGGGTGGTAACTTACATTATGTTGAACCAGAGTACCGAACAATCGTTGGTGCAGACTTAGCTTCTGGTAATAAGATAGTACCCAACGAAACCTTGCATAAATACTTGAGAAAGAATGTTTTATCCGCTACTTATGACGTACCTAGTACTGAGTGGCCTGACGTGGGGTTGATCCCCTGTGAACAGTTTGTTACTACTATTAATGGTAGGAATATACCAATTCCATCGAAACACGTTTACTAATGGGAATTTCGTTTACAAGATTTAAAGATACCGTTGCGACAGGAGCGTTTGAGCCAGCACGCTCAAATATGTACACGGTGATGATATCTATACCACCGTTTCTAGTCTATGATCTGAATGAATTTGGAGGAGCAAGTGATTATTATGAGGCTATAGACTTCTTTGCTGATCAGGTTACGGTACCATCAAGGAATATGATGTCTGGTGAAGTAACAAACTTTGGATCGATGAGGAGATATGCTACACAACAGACACCTACAGATTTAAATGTACAGTTTATAATAACAAAGAACCAATGGCATAGAAACTTCTTTGAAAGATGGATGAATGGTATTAGTAGAGATACTGAAAATAGAAGTATGTTCTATGATAAGTACACTTCAGATATTCTTATCAATAAGTATGAACCTGGATCTAACCTTGTAACAAGATTTGTCGATGGTAATAAGAGAGTAGGACAGATAAGAGATAATAAGATAACAGCACAGTGGAGAGCAGTTGGTTGCTTCCCTTACAATGTTAGTACTATACAGATGTCTAACGAACATACATCTTTAATGAAATTAGATGTACAGTTCTACCTAGAGAGATTCCGTCTTGGTACTACTGTCAAATCAGTTGCTGATTGGACTACTGATGAGGTGACTGTCAGAAGTGCACGTAGTGTTGTTAATCGTCGTAATGCGAACGAGAACGTGGATACTTTAGATAGAGTCATTGATGCAGCTACTGATATTGGTAATATCATTGGTAATAGGTCAATCAAGAAGTATACTTCCGATTGGAGCAGGTTGCTTTAGTGCCTAGATAGTATATGTAATATGATTTTATTATGGTCCGTGAAAAGATTGCTGATTTAATCAGGAATGCAGCTTTATCATTTGATGGAGTTGAACCTTTAGAATGTGACTGTAAGTGGATTGATTTTGAAGCAGGATGGATTAAAAATGAAATGTGGAAAGCACCAGGTTTCAGGAAGATCCATTTAGAAACTTCAGAAGTCAAGGGACTCGATGTACTGCATTGTGTCTTCTTTCCTGACTATAACTACAATATACCTATCTTCGGGTGTGATATTGTTGCTACTAAGACTGTGATAACTGCTGCTATTGTAGATATTTCTCCTGTTAGAGGGAGTGAAAAGATCTATGAGCAGATAGCACCTATTAGTAACGCATATATTTTCAAAGAAAAACGAGTTTTACCTTTGTGGGGTGATGATATTTTCTCACCTCATTTTAAATTTGTTAGGATACGAGATGAAGAAGAGGTAGGTGAGTATATAAGGATACTGGAGGGTTACTTAAACACACTATGTGATTGGGTCAAATCTGTTGAAAAAGAAGATAACTATGTTGATGCGATGCTGAGAATGGATGATCAGGTATGGTACTCTACTCAGCAAAGAAAGAACAAGAAAACAATAGCAGCACTGTCTAGTTGGTTTGACAAGGAGTGGGCTATAGATTACATACACAATATTCTATTTGACCTACCCAAATGAATCCTATATTTGACATAATATTTACTGCCACGTGGATAATCCTACTCGTTAGTGCTATAAGACTTATGTCACAAGGATGGAATATGGAACCCCCAAAACCCCCTAAGAAGAAATTTCAAGAACACCCTGAAATGTCAGAAGTTCAGGAGGGTGATGAACTATTAGTTGTAAATTTTACACCTGATCAGGAATTTACCGATAGGGTTAAAGAATCTGACAGCTTTTTATCAGAGTCATTAAAAGATAGGATCGATGAATTAAACGATCCTTGGGATGATGATGAAGATGATGACGGTGACATTCTCGTAACACGGAAATGACCGCATAAATACTTGTACTGAATTGAATTACTATGCCATTACCTACCCTGGTTGTACCAGAATATGAGTGCAACCTACCTTCTGGGAAGAAAGTGACCTATAGACCCTTCTTGGTTCGTGAGGAAAAGCTACTTTACGTAGCAATGGAATCACAAGACCAAAAGGAAATGGTTAAAGCAGTTAAAGAGATCATCAAAAATTGTACTAGCGTAAAGAATGTAGGTACACTATCTACATTTGACATCGAATTACTTTTCCTTCGTATTCGTGCTAAGTCAGTTGGTGAGATTAGTGAGTTTAAACTTACTTGTCCTGATGATGGTAAGACTCAAGTTGATGTTGAAATTAACTTAGAAGAAGTGGAAGTTGTTATACCTCCAGAACATTCTAAGAAGATCAAGATCACAGATGAAGTCACTCTTGTTATGAAGTATCCTTCTATTGATACTTTCGTAAAGAATAACTTATCGGAAAATCCTAATATTGATGATGTATTTGACCTTGCTGCTGATTGTGTAGATCAGATTGCAACAGGTGAGGATGTAGAAGATGCAAAGAACTATAAGAAGACAGAACTAGTCTCGTTCTTTGAAGGTATGAACTCCCAACAGTTCGCTATGGTACAGAGTTTCTTTGAAACTATGCCTAAGTTAGAACATACCTTAGAAGTCTTTAACCCTAAGACTGAAGTTAAAAGTGAGATTAAATTGGAGGGTATGGCGGCTTTTTTCGAATAGCCCTAGCCCACGATTCTCTAATGAATCTGTTTGAAGTGAATTTTGCAATGATGCAATATCACAAATATAGTTTGACAGAGTTAGAGAATATGATTCCGTGGGAAAGGGATGTATACGTGAATCTGCTAATTCGTTATCTGAAGGAAGAAGAAGCCAAACAAGCGGCATCTAATCGTACCTCGATTTAATGGCACCACAAGTAAAAAAAGTTAAAGTAAGATCCTTCCTTGCTGTAAAAGATAAGGGTGGTACCGCTGGTGCTGGAAATGATCCTATTAAGTCAATGACATTGGCATTTAATAGGATGGGTAATACGGTAGAGGATATTGGTAGGATAATAACTGATAGTTTAGAAGCAAAGGCACAGGCTGCAAGAGATGCAGCAGAAGCAAGTAGGTTACAATTAGTCAAAAAACAAGAGAATGACTACGAACAGAAGTTACTTGCTGATCCTAAGGATGTTAAAGATGGTGTAGAGAAAGATAAACCAAAAGTAGATAAAGGTAAGTGGTCTTGGTTACAGAAGTTACTATCACCATTTACAAAGTTATTAAAGTTTGCTGCTACTTGGTTTGTCCTAGACTTTCTATCAAATCCTAAGAATAAGAAGATTATATCTGTAGGTTTTACAGTAATTGGTGGTTGGTTCAAGATATTATCTAAGGTAGTACTGAAGAGCGTAGACTTTATACTGTCTGCATTTGGTGAGAAGAACCCTGTTATAGGTGCACTAAAATTAGTTGGTGGTATTGCTGGATTATTCTTAGCAGATCGTATCTTAAAGCCTTGGAAACTATTTGGTGATGCTAATAGGTTGCGTAAGTTTATACAAGGACAGATGAGGAGAGGTCTGGATCCTAAGAAACTTGCTGCACGACAGAGATTAGGTAAGTGGAAAAATATACGCAGAATGCGAAGGTTGAGATCCTTCGGTGGAAATATGGCACGGAGAGGTGGTGGACTTTTACGTGGTGGTGGAAAAGTATTAGCAGGTGGTGGTTTATCTGTAGCAATGGGTGTTGGTGCAGCATTCCGTCGTAAAGATGAAGGTGCATCAGTAGCAATAGGTGCTGGAGCAGGTGCAGTGATGGGTGGACTTGCTATGTCTGCACTGTTAACACCTATACTAGGTCCATTTGGTCCTATTGTAGGACAGTTTATAGGTAGTTTCTTAGGTGAACATATAGGTGCATTCATTGGTGATGCAATCAAACCTCTGTTTGAACCTATTAAGAGAGTATTTGGTGAGATATTGATGCCAGTACTTAAGTCATATTATGAAGGTCCTATGAAGGCATTCTCAGAATTCTGGCAGAGTCTGATACCAGCACTCGAAAAGGTATGGGACTTCTTAAAACCATTTGCTGATGCTGCAATCGATAAGATCCAGCTTTGGTTGCAAAATCCTGCTATCAAGAATGCTGTAGCAAGATTGAAACGTTTTGTCGGGGCTGCAGGGGATCTGGTAGGTGGTGTACAATCTACTGCAGGTAAAGTAGCGAATGTATTTGGTTTAGAATCTGAGTTAGATACTGCTCAAAGAGAATTGGGAGATGAACAGAGAACTGTAAGACAGAAAGAGCGTGCTATTGAAGCTGCCAGAGAGAAGTTAGCTTGGTTACAAAAATTAGCAGCAGAGAAAGGAGGAGATAAGAAGGAACATTTCAGTCATAGGTACACTCTTAATGAAAGGATAGCTGAAGAGCTAGCATATATTCAGAGATTAACTGATGCTAGAGCTGATGCTGTCACTAGAGTACAGAATGAACAGGAAGAATTGAATGCTCTCGAAGCACATCAAGCTGAGTCTGCAAGAATGATGGAAGCAGCACCTACTGGTCATAGTACTGGTAGTAAGATATTCCCTTTAAAGAATGGTCAGTTTGATGGTGAACCATCCTCTTGGTTTAAGAGTGCACCTGAAGCAGATGGTAAGGGTGATGGTATGGGTGTTGTACTCAAACCTAAACCTGATACGAGTTTAACTCAAGCAGTTGTTGCTGCTGTTGGTGGTATTGTATCTGGATGGAATTTTAAGGGTGGTAAGGATAAGAATTCTCAACTCAAGATAGAGGCTGAGGGAGATCCAGCGAGACATCATAGGTATCTCCATATGGAGCCTTTGGTTAAGAAGGGTGATAAAGTAAAAGCTGGTCAGATGATCGGTAGGTTAGTTGATCAAGGAGCAGATACTAGATTAAACTTCTCTGTATGGAAACCAAACTGGTCTTGGCCAGAGAATCCACATAAGGAATTACCTAAATTATTTGGTACTCCTATGGCTTCAGAGAATACTATTATTCCTCCTGAAATAAATAGTGCAGATACCGTAGCTGCAACTACCTCGGACGTTAATAGTACTAACCCTTCTAATACTGAAATTAAGACAGAAGGTAACACTGTTATTGTACAACCAATAGCTAGACGTACTACGGGTGGCGGCGGGGACAGCGGTTCAACAGTCGTTGGAGCATCAGCGGAGACAAGCATTAGAGGCTAATGGCAAGCACATCACCTAAAATTAGATTTTATAAGTTCGTTACAGCACCGAAGAGTAAAGGACTTACAATATCCATTGGGAACAAGACAGTAGCAGGATCTGATTTTGGATCTGCTATCAATGCTATTAACTCACTGGGTGCTACTGTTAACAGTATCGGTGTAATGCTGCAGACTAGTCTTGCATCAGAGAAGGCAGCACAGCAAGAACTGCTAAGAAATCAGCAGTTAATGAGAGACCAAGCCCTTGGTAAGAATCTTAAACAAGGTGCTCAAGGTGTAGGGAAGAGAGTAGGTGGACTGTTATCTAAAGCTGCACCAACATTCTTAGAGTACCTGGGTAGATTATTAAAATCTCTACTAACATTTGGTGTATTAGATTGGTTAAGTAAGAAGGAGAATACAGAGAAACTAAAAGTAATGATGGACAGACTTGGTAAGTTTGTCAAGGGTATGGTGGGGTTTATTGGAAACGTTACCAAGTTTATAGGTGATGCGTGGAATAGTACGTTTGGTGATGGTAAAGATTGGATAGAGAGAATAACTGGTGCACTAAAATTGATAGGTGTGGGAGGTGCAGCCTTATTAGGCTTATCGTTCCTTAAGAATCCTATAGCAACGGTTAAGAATTTTGCTGGTGTTCTGAAGACAGTCAGTGGTGGTGTTATGAACCTAGGTAGATTCCTAGGTGGTAATGCTATAGGTAGAGGAATCCAGGCTGCTACACAAGGTGTGATGGCATATCAGGATGTAATGCAGGATGAGTCTATACCTGAAGAGGATAGAAAAGCTGCTGCTGTAGGTGCTGGAGTTGGTGCTACTGCTGGTGGTATGGCACTGGGTGCTATAGGTAACAGTATTGCTGGACCTATTGGAGGTATGATAGGTAATGCTTTAGGTGGTTGGTTAGGTAAGCATCTTGGTAAGTTCTTCGGTCCAGCATTAATGGACTGGGTAGAGAAGTTTACAAAGTTCTTTGATAAGGTAAAGGAAGCTGTTACTGCATTTATGAAACCAGTGACAGATGCTATAAGAGGTATATTTGAATCACTGGGTCCTGCTATCGATAAGGTAGTGGATATGATTAAGCCTCATCTGCCTAAGATAATGCAGATAGCCAATTTCATT